TTTCCTCTACTCAAAGAAGCGTTATGCTGCGAAACTTTGGACAAAGGGTAAAGACGACAAGATGCATATGGATTACATTGATGTAAAGGGTCTCCAGCTCGTGAGACGCGATAACACACCCCATATGAGAGAGGTATGCAAGGAACTCCTTGATGTGATTCTCACTTCAAGTGATCCCGGACCACCCAAGGAGTTGGCTAAAGAGAGGGCAATTGAACTTCTTTCTGGTGATATACCCAATGGGAAACTTATATTGAGTCAAGGTCTCTCTGATTCATATAAAGTTGGTGGTAAAGTGGTATCCATAACGAGTCCTGAGAGTGTCAACATCAATCAGTCACATGTACAAGTGGTCACAAAGATGCGACAGCGGAGACCCGGTTCGGAGCCACAATCTGGTGATCGGGTACCCTATATTCTTACTAAAACAGAGGATCCAAAGGCGAAGGCGTTTGAGAAGGCCGAAGACCCAAAGTACGTTGAGGAAAATGAGATACCGGTAGACTACCACTATTACTTCCTCAACAAATTCTTGAACCCTGTATGCGACCTTCTAGATCCACTATACGAGAATGTGAAAGAGGATATATTTGGGGAAATTATCAATCAACATAAACCACCAAAACCGGTGAGGGAGCCAGCCCTCAGTGGTATGAAGAAGGATGAACTCATCGCCGAGTGTAAACGTCTTGGTTTAGATGAGACTGGCACTCTACCTATTTTGAGAGCGAGGCTTAAGGAGGTGAGAATGAAAAAGGAAGAATCTGTTGAAGACCTATTTAAAAATTACGAGCTTACACAAAGTAATGATGAGCATGTATGAGAAAGTTGTTAAACTTATGGATGAAGAGTTGGAGGAGCGTATAAATATTGTCGTTAATGACTTTGCCGAGAAAATATCAAAAAAACATGGCATACCATTGGATCAACTTCTAAAAGATATACCAGATTCTTATACGATTACAACATGTAAGGGAACTAAGAATAATGGTCAGAGGTGTAATTTCAAAGCATCTAAAAATGGATACTGTCGGCACCATACATTACAGGGGCAGCGTATATGTCAGCGGGTGTTTTCTAGTTCAAGTCTACATAACCATGGTCCAGAGAAAATGTTTGTTAAGGGGTGTCCAGGTTGTGAATCATCGAATGAGCTTATAGATTTGGGGGTCTAAGAGAGTATGAGCAAAAACGATATTCTACTAACATCGATAAACAATTTTTACAACGAAGAAAAGAATAAAACTACACTACTGAACATTCTAGATAAATCGAGTGGTATCTCTCTCCGTAATTTGGAATGGTTCATCACCAACTATTCGAAGAAGAATCATATCGCGTATCAAACGGGTGATGGTAAACTGTTTACAGTTCATTGTGCCTATAAATCTAGTCTGAATGGTTACAGTAAGCAACTTTTTGACCCATTCTGTCGGTCTCAAAAGTTTGCCTATGTCGTCCCAGGAACATCTCATGAAATCCAAACGACTTTAGCGCAATTGAATTTCATCAAATGGTGTATCAAGAATAACATCATTGACTATATTAGTAATAATAAGGATAAACTTTTTAATAAGCAACTGACATGAATCCATTTTGAAAGACAAATGTCTGATATCCAGTGTAGTACATATGTAACGAGAATGTCTCGGTTGTAATATCAATCAAAGTAGTGTCTAATTTCACTTCAATGTTAGTTTTTTCAGATTGTATCTGACTAAAATCCAAGTTTCCCGATGGTTCCACATTTACCGGATTCAACGAGAAACTGTATGTGTAAACATTCCTAATCGGCCTCGCCAATCTCTTTTGAAATGGAATTAAGTATTTGTAGTACGTGTGATCAGTTTTGGTCAAATTCGGAAGTTTGTTTCCGTTGATGTAGAAACTGGCTTCAGACATGAGAGGGTAGAAGAATGTGTTTTCACCGAAAAAGTCTAAAGATGATGAAAAGTTGAAACGATTTTGGTACAAACGCTCCCCATCAGTGGATGGAACAGGAACTCCTATCGCATTACTTTCATCCTCAAACTTTGTGTTTCTCAAAAACCAATGAAAACACTTCACAGGGATATTTGGAACAAGATTGTTCTTTATAACATCCCTGTTGAGGTCACTCACTATGACTGGATGTTTCCTAACTAGGTCTGTTACCAACGTCTGTCTCTGGGACGTAAAAAAGTTCCTTTCTTCGGGGCTTACTGTTATCTCCTCTGTGACAAGATTGAATGAGGGTAGGGTCACTGTATCTGTCGTATCCGTAAAGAATGTCTGTTGGTGGAAGTCAAATTCAAACTCAATCTTCTGTTTGTAAATTGCACACACTGGAAAATAAGGTCTATTAGGTTTGTTTGAAGAATATTCATCACTCGCAAACTTACGGGAAAAGAAGAAGTGAAGTGGAATGACGAGGTCTGAATCGTATCGGGCAACGCTGGCACTAGTGGGTGCGTCATCAAAACCAAGGTTTCTGTTTATAAGAAATCTATTCGCTACCTTTTCAGACACTTCTAAATAAAGCTCATCATAGATAATTCCCCAATCATCGTAGATCTTTTCAACTTCAATGTCATCTACATACATCGTGACACTTTTGAGAATATGTCGGCCTAACTGATCTGCATAGTTACCATCCGTTATAGCCGGCATAGTTATACTCAAATACATGTTACTCAAAAGGTCTCCCATGTTTCTTGGATTGAACTCAACTTTGATGGTTTGATTAAATGGCCAATTTGGTGTGCCATCACCTGGTTTGATAATAGAACGATTTCTGTGATACTTTCTGAAATCGGAATGATTCCGATCAGTGGTATAATTAAAGAGTGATTCTTCTGGATCTTTGGAAAGTAAGTAGGTGTCTTGCTTTCCAATAGCTTTGAGCGATATTTTCGCAGCTTCACCCATACCTATCTATTGTTTACATATTTTTAATATCCATTTTCCACATATCAATGTGATTCGTATTCTTCATCACTTCAAGTTCTTCCTTAGCCTGTTTGGACTCCTTGAGAAGATCCTTGACAGATTCTTCCGTGTATTGCACAGTCTTGATATTGAGGAGATAATCGTAGGTGCCACCAATCTTTGGGAACGTTTTGGAAAGTTCTTCCTCGAGGTCCTGCTTCTTGCGTTTGAATACTACAATGTGACCCTCTATGACCATGGTTACAAACTTGGATTTGTATCCACACATAGTAGCCCTCGTCTCAAGAACCTTGATGAGGTGTGCCTTTCTCTTCACATAGTGCTCTTCCCGGAGTTCAACAAAGTCCTCGAGAATCTCCTCGGGGCTAGAGTATTTATGAATACCCTTTGTGGGGTGGAAAAGATGCATGTTTGATACACGGAATGTCTTCCTCAATTTGAGATCCTTGAGGAGATCTTTCCCAGTGTAATCTTCAATTTCAAAATGAACATCTTCTGTTGTGGAATTATTCGTAAATCCACCAATCATCTTCTTTTCAACGAGGTTGTCAAGATATTCCTTGTAATCTTGTGTCCAACGACCAGGGGGTAATTCAGTGATCACAATATTCATCCCCTTCCATTTCCATACACCTTCCATCATCCATGTATCATCCTCCTTGTGTACTTTCCCCTTGAACCCCCTGAACCAAGGTCTCATAGGTACTAGTTGTTTTCCATCTAGGATTCTTCCAATGTTATCCTTGATATCCTTGGGGTTGAAGGGTGGTACATAGCAACTGAAACCTGTACCAATCCCTTCTGTACCATTTACGAGAACCATAGGGATCGTTGGCATATAAAAGTCTGGTTCAATTGACCGTCCATCATCATCCAAATAGTTAAGAACCGCATCATCGCGAGGATCAAAGATCTTCCGAGCTTGTTTTGTTAATTTGGTAAAGATATACCTCGTCTGGGATGCATCCTTACCACCCATGAGACGAGTACCAAACTGTCCACATGGTTCAAGGAGATTGATATTGTTTGAACCCATGTAATCATTGGCCAACTTCACAATCGTATCTGCGAGTGAAACTTCACCGTGGTGATAAGAACTCTTTTCTGCAACATACGCAGCCAATTGGGCCACCTTCATTTCATCTTTGAGATTCTTGTGAAAACAGGCATACATAACCTTGCGTTGAGATGGTTTTAGACCATCAGCCATGTGTGCGATAGACCTCTTTAGATCTGCAAGACTGAAATTGACCAAATCCTTGTGTACAAAGTTTGTGATGCTCAAGTTCTTGACACGCCCATATGCCACTTCAAGTTCACTAGACTCTTTTGCAGTACTCTCTAAAAGCCATGTCTTTCTGTCATCAGCTTTCTTCTTATCAAAGGCGAGAATGATAGACTTGTCGGACATGATATCCGTGTCAAACTTCACAGTGAGATCTTGAATCTTCTTGAAATACTCCCGAGCCTCCGCAGAAGTGGAGGTACCGAGACCCTTATAGTACTTAATCTTCCACCCAGCTTGCCCAGATCCATACCAGGTACGGAACGCTGAGTCTGTGTAAAAAGACTTTGATTGGGAACCCTTGGAAGCCTTGATGATTGGGGTCACCATAGAGACGATGAAACCCAACTCAAGGAGACTTGGCCAAAAGTAGTGGATCATGTTGAGAATGAGACCCTTGATATGGGAACCGTCATTATCTGCATCCGTCATGATCATGAGCCGACCGTAACGAAGTTCGGAAACATTCTTGTAGACCTTCCCTTGTTGAAGTCCCAAAATCTTCTTGAGATCATTGAACTCTTGATTGGAGGTCAACTGTGACACAGATGCATCCCGGACATTCTTACACTTACCACGAAGTGGGAACACACCGTAGTGATCACGACCAACCACAGAGAGACCCGCAACTGCGAGAGTCTTTGCTGAATCACCCTCTGTCACAATGAGGGTACAATTTCCAGATAGTGCAGTACCGGCTTTGTTGGCATCATCCAATTTGGGAATACCAGCAATTTTAGATTTACGCGAACCATCTGTTTTCGCGAGTTCCTTCATCTCCTTAAACTTGGAGAGGGCCAATAGTTCATCTTGAATACCA